CCCAGCAACAGTAGTGAATACAGTAGTACTATCCTGGTTTATAGCCAGAGGTCTATCTTTGACATATCTAGCCGTCATATCCCCAGCCAGATAAAACGACGAAGTACTTAGATAAACTGGAGTCTTAAGTTCCTCCCACCATCCATCCTGGACTCGCTCCCTAATTGCCAGTTTAAGCTCCCGTATCCTATCATCCCCAGCTGATACACTTTCAGTACCTTGTGGAGACTGTTCAAAAGCTGTATCCCAAGGAGTAGTAAAATTCATTCTGTTATCCCCTTTACAAATGGATTGTTCCAATACTCTCCGATGAGCGGAGCTTCAGGAGTAAAGCCCTTCATCTTAGGAGTATAATCATAAGTCTTCTGTAAGTCTTTGAAAATATCTCCCCACAGCCCAGCAGCTACAGTAGCCCAGTACTTACTGTCATCATTCTCCTGTAGCGTAGCGTAGGCCCAAGCAGCAGTAGAGGCCACAATGAAGTCATCAAGATACGGCACTTCTGGTTCATCGTCATCCTGTGCGAGTCTAGGAAAGTGCCTATGATAGCGAAGATACAACTGGTACTCTTTATCTGGAACCTGGTCAACAAACTCAAGCCAGTTACCCCACCTGGAGTATCTCCTGGGCCTCCCGTATCCCCAAACTGTAGGCTCCGCTTCTTCCTTATCCAGTCGTACTCCCGGGACATAGGTCAATTTCCAGGAGTTATTCCCGTCAATCAATCGGATGTCCTCAATTTGTCGCAAATCAGTGATATTAAACAGCACAGGAATCTCATAAAGCTTTTGGCTCGCAATAGTCCCTCCTTGTGCAAACCCCTTTAACTCATCAAAGGGGAATAAACGGGAAACCCGCATTAAAGTCATATTTATCCATACCCTAATCCGAGGCTCTAAATCCTGCCTCTCTCCAAGGATATGTTCTAGCTCTTGTATAAACTCTATATATGTCATGTATGACTCCGAATGGGGAGGGAAACCCCTCCCCAATTTAGATTTCTAAGGTGCAACTTGGGTACCCGCAATCTGATACCAGTCCTCAGTGGTAGCATCAAAAATCCAGACTTTCTTATCTGTCATATTTACTGCCACTGTTCCATACGGTACAGTTTTGAGTACCCCAGTCGGGTCATCATCAGGGAGTGTAGAAGTAACAAAAGATGCCCGTCTATCAAAGACTCTGTGACCACGATAGAACTCTTTCTCTACCCACTTCTTAACACTCCTCGATTCAGTAGCTGCCTCAACACTTAGCCATGCCATTGTATCACCTCCTTTTAGTAGGTGATATTATGCAGGACACCCTGGCACTTAGCACGGCTCATTACCAAGTTACCCGCTTCGATAATGTGCATCACCCTGTCATTGATTTGGTTCGTAATAGGTTTCCACTCCGTAGGTTCAAAGTCTACCCTGGGGTCTTTTACCCACTTGAGGTACTTGGAATTCATCATATAGAGCGTTCCAGAAGGAGCGCTTGGGGAGTAGAACATCGGGACACCCTTAAAGTAAAGAGTCTCAAAGCTCAAGTCCACCTTAGATGCACCGAGTACCTGTTGGGCGAAGTCCAGAGCCTCCTGCTCATAAGCTTCAAACGTAGTCTGGTCGCACAGGATACCATCAGGCTTATCACTTGGACGGCCATCCATGACGGTATAGAACAGCTTTCGCATGTCCGAGATACCATTGCTGGAAAACGGCCCAGTAGCCGCCATAGTCTGGTTCCTCCACCAGGTATAAGTGGCACGGTCAATCCCACCAATTACTCCAGTAGTCGGGTCGATGGCAATCAAGTCCACAATGCCGTTTGGATTATCCCCAGCCTGATTCTGGAAGAGAATATTCTCCATAAAGTCAATGAGACTCCTCTTCAAGTTTTCGACTTTGGCAGTCAAGAGGTTGATAATTTGGGCTTTCCCAGCGTTCTTCTGGTCATCAGTTCCATACCGAATCACTGCACCTGCTACATAGCGCCATTCGTACATAGCAGAAGTGAAGAGTTCTTCATCCGCCGGAGCAAGAGCTGTTCCACGACCAACAGCAGTGACCGTAGAATTCTTTCCATACTCAAGAGAGTACTCAATCTTCCGTCCACCAACCTGAGTACCGATGCGACCGTTCTTAGTCAACCACTCCCAAAAAGGAGTCCCGGAAAAGATATTATCCACTAACTCCTTTTTCATTTCGATGAGTGTAGTTGTATACAAGTTATCAAGGGCTTCCGTTATGTTAGGCGGTGCCATTTCTTAGTCTCCTTTTCTACTCCTTGGATTTCCCAAAGATTTTATCAAAGACTGACGAAGCTATCTTCTCTGGAGACCTAGTACCCGTGGTTCCTCTATTCGGTACTTGTCCACTCGGAGGGGCAGAGCTTCCACGTAATTCTTGGGCAATCTTCTCTGCAAGTGAGACTACTTTCTCAGGCTGCTGTGGCTGTTGCTGTTGCTGTTGCTGGCTAGCTATACTCTTAGCGAGGTGATATGCCTGCTCAGGATGTAAATAGGGATTCTGCTCTACCAGTTTCTGCATCACCGGTACATACTGGTCAAAATCATCATACTTCTGAGCAACACGCTCAATCTCCAGTCTAGCTTCCAGCTTAGAAACAGCTCCAGCTACTTGCCCTACCTGTGGTAGAACAGTCTGGGCCACAGTCTCCTGAACAAGTTTCAAGAACTCAGCAGGCTTAATCTCATCGAAGTCCTCTGGTAACTGGGGCCCCTGTTGCTGTTGCATATTCTGCTGTGCCTGCCTGTCAGTCTCACCCATTGCCCTACGAGCAAGATACTCGATGTAACCAGGGTCACTAAGGCGAGAGTTAGCTTCCTCCAACTGGGACTTCATCTGTTCGATTTGCTCCCGCATAACTTGGAGTTCGTCTTTGGGTTGTGGCTGCGCTTGCTGCGGCTGCTGCTGTTGCTGTTGCACTTGTGGCTGTGGTTCGTTATTCTGATTCTGTCCTTCTGGCATCATTAAGCCTCCTTTGCTTATAGTGTCTAAATTCCCTTAACATCTTTGCACTTACGACTCTAATCCAGTTAGTATTCAAGTCTCCCTTGAAATCATACTGGACTTTTCCAGAGTCGGGAATGGTTACAGTTATCTTTGCTCTAACTTTTTCTTTTGCCATAAACCACCTCCTAGTCTAAATAGGGCATATAGAGTCCACGCTTTGCGGCCTCCTCTCTGCCCTGTTTCTTACTGGTTATCAATACCGGCTCAGTGTCCAAGTGCTCCGCCCAATACGGCTGGAAAATCTCGATGTGTGGAACAGTAATCACTCTCTTACATTCCCCGCCGCATTTGGGGCATCTGGGCAACTTGTGGCGCTCCTCCAGTGGGAGGTACACCTCTTCCTGGTACTGACACTCCTTGCATTCCACCTGGTATAGTGGCATTTGGTACTCCACCTCCTCTCCTAGCTTGTATCTGCTGCATCATAGTTCGAATATCCACAGGTTGCTGGGGGCTTCCCTGTTCCTGCACTGGTTTCAACAGCTTTCTACCGTTAAATCCTCTAATTTGGTTTACTAACTGCCTAGTCAATTCTACTTGGTCAACATACGGATTCTGTGCAAGTATCTTAATTAGCCCCTGCAGCTCGTTCAACTTATACACACTAGAAATAGGAGCAATATCTTCCCCAGTTATCTCTATATTATACTGACCAGCAAGCTGATTCCCTTGGTACTGTACCCAATATTTCACACCATCAGGGCCAATAATAGGTATTACATCCTCATTATCCCATTTAGTAAAGATTATCTTATTTAGCTTCTCCACTACTCTAGTCAAAAAATTAGCTACTGCGTCCCTACGTTCCGCCATTCTCTCATCAGCACTCTGCTGGACTCGTTGCCCTTCACCCTCCGCAATATGAGTCTTCCCAACGAAGGCACCGAGTTGATTCTGACTCATCCCAACTACTTCTCGAATATCGTTTCGAACTTCTTCTTTTGCCTTAAAGAGGGACTGTGGAATATCAAGTTCAAACTCTTCGATGTCATCTCTCGGACTTCCTTCCACCTCTACACCAACACCAATAGCTTCGCTTGTCAACTTTTCCAATTCGGTTTGTGGATTCTTTCCAAAAGTCCCACTCTTGAATATAAATCGTTTACTGGCAATTCTTCTATGCTGCATAATCTGAGTTTCAATCTCATTCACATCCAACTGTAGTGGAAAAAAGCTTTCCACATCAGAAGGTGGATACCATATCTCGTCCGCACTCTCCGAGAATTGGAGAATTTCATACGGCATGATAGGGAGGGAGTAGTCCTCTTTCTGGAGAAAATCCTCTGCACCCTCAGCAAGAGTAATAATCTTTCCCTCTCTCCTATCAATTATTTCATAGAGTTTGACCATAGGTACTTCAACCTTCTTACCATAATCAGTAGATACTTCCATATAAGCAGTAGCCTGCAAATCTCTAGTATTCTTGAACCTTGGGTCTTGCTGTACGTCTTCAGCAGGTCTCCAGTAGATATTCCCAAGCCACGGAGCGCTTTCAAGTTCAACCGTACCATAAGGAGTGATAAAATGTTCAGGAAGAAGTCTTTTAGCCCACGGAAAATTCGGGATAATACGCTCATCATATTCCAATTTCCTCCTAGTAACTTTGAAGTCATCCCCCTCTTTTACAATAGAGTCGCCATATTCGTAACTGAATCCCAACTTAACAACTCCATATCCACAGAGGAATGCGTCTAGTATTAACTGTTTAATAGTTCTCCTCATATTTAGCTCATTCAAGAGCATGTTATCAATATGGGATACTACTAAGGCATTTCCCTCAAATCCACTCAGCTTAGCTGATACTGCAACATGAGGATTCCTAAAGTATATCCTTGGGATAATGTTCTTCAGAGTAGCATATACTAGATTAACAGGCAGGGTATTCTTAGAGTAGTTACTCCTATAAGCTCTCCTGTACGTAGCCCAATTCTTGTAGCTACTCTTCTCGTCCCTATAGCGTTCTCCACTCTTGGCCTCTTCCAACCAAAAGTGAAAATCTCTTTTCCTAATTAACATAGTCACTCTGCATCTCCCGTAACTGATAGGTGTGGAAGCCCAAGCCTCTATTGTGTTTAGTTATAAGTTCATCGAGTATATTATCCAGTAAAAATGGGTTATCCGAAGGGCGCTGAAGGGTCGGTCTGTCCCAAGTCTTCACTCCAACAGGACAGGCATGTTCTGCGTAGGCTGCCACGTCAAGTAAATCTCGCTTCTTTCCGGCAGGATACTCCTGAAATTGCTTAATCAACTCGTCCCCCTCGCTTCCTTCCCGCACCCATACTTTCCCCATATATACTGGAGCATCAAGAACCTCTATCCTCTGCTCTTTTGAGCGCCGAGTAGAAGTCTTGAGCATCTCAACCCTGTAGAACTTGCCTCGCCTTATCATAGCCTCCTCAAATAGAGGCATGAGTACACGCTGGAACAATACAGCTTCAAAGAAAATAGTTACTTGAAAGCCCATCATATCATATTTATCGGCCATAGTGAGAGCTATTTCTACCATTTCCCTAGGATGCACCTGGAGTGCCTTAGTTTCAGCGTATATCCTCTCCGCATTTGCACCCCACAAGGACATTAGGATAGCAGTATCAGATGAACTTCCTTCCTCTCCCAGCGCTGGGTCAATGATGATTCTAGCTCTATGGTCAATATTCAACTTATCCATTAGCTCATCCAAGTCTTTCCAGCGATGTATCCTCGAAACATCAAAAAGCTGAGTTTCGGCAGGCAGGGGGTTGTTCTCATACTGGCAAGAGAAAATAAGTGGCCCCTGTCTCTCTTTTATCTGGTGGAGTATCTCCACTGGAAAGCGTTCTGGGAAAAAGCTCTTAGTCTTAGCCTCATCTGCCCAACAGCTTTTTTGGAATACTTTATAGCTCCTATCTTCCATTATGTGCGAGATTACGTCATAGTAAGCCCACCGAGTAGCTGTATGGACATCAATAGCAGTCACCAGGTTCGTGAAAAGAGATTCAGAGTATTTTACCCACTCTATCACCTTTTCCATCTGCTCTCTGGATACTAACTGGTCTTCATTCACCAAGTCATCTTTCAGATGCACGTCATAGTGTCGAGATACGGCTGTGCCTCCAACGCCGATAGCCTCGATAGTAGCCTCCGTATAAGCTCCTGCTCTATTCAGCTCCATTTCAGTAGAGTTCCAGCGCACATCCCTAATCTTAGGTGGGATGAGTTCTGGGAAGAGACTCTTCAAAAGACTATTATTCAGGAACAAGTTCTCGATTAGCAGGAGGAATTTAGAGGCATTTGTCTGAGTGGAGTTAGCTATCAGGATTCTAATTTCAGGATTATTTATCACCATTTGGATAGAGCGAGCAATAGTAGAGATAGTAGTCTTGAAAGAACCACGAGGCATTAGGGCCACTTTGCGCTGATACCTAGGGTCTTCTACGAAATTGCAAAAGTCTCCATGTGTAAACTTTGTCAAGTCCGTAAAGCCCAGGACACCTCTACAGAGGAAAAACAAGTCAGTCTTAGCCCGGATACGCATAGCTTGGGCTCTTTCCTCTGGAGAGAGTTCCTCAAAAATACCGATAAGCTCACGCCCAATGAGTTTCCTGTCCCTAAGCTGCATCCCGTTATAATCTGCATTAGGGAAGGAGTGGAGCAGGAGTTCCGAAAGGGAGGGAGGTAACTTTCGGATGAACTCCTGCTCCGAGGCACGAGTGGATTGGATTATTTCAGCGTTCTGCACTTCGGGCGGCTCCTTGTTATGAAGGCGCTGGAGGTTTTGTAGGTTGGTGGCGGGAGTGAGATTTCTCCCACTCCCTCCTCCAGCGGGCCGACCGGCCACCCAGCCTCTTAGGAGGCCCTGTTACCGGGGGAGTCTGAAAGGGCCACACGGAATAGGAAATAATAGTTATTTCCCTCGTGGATTAGCCTAGCTTTGCAGATACCCCCAGGTAATCTCTTCTTGAGTTTGAGAAGGCACTGGTCTTTGATGTATACTTTTCTCTTGCCTCCCCACTCTATAAGGTGCTTCGGGATGCCCATGTAACGGCGCCCAGCAAGTAGGTTCTCGGCCCGTGGATAGTGGCGAGAGGAGATGCGTATTCGTCTAACTCTAAACTTCGGGCGTAACATCAATAGGCTCCTGAAGAAATGCGTCTGTTGCATTTTTTAAGAATTTATCAGGGACTTTGAATCCAACAGTTGCCTCAATGTGCTGCACTGGTTTTCCGTAGGCCCGGTCAAGAATTTCTCGTGCGGCGGAGACACGGACAGAATCAGTATCGGCGCTCTCCACCAGCTCTCCCAGGCGCCGCATGACACCGACCTCTGCATCCACTTGCATCGCCTCTCGCTTGATGTCCACGAATGTCCCCTCAAGTTTCTGTTGAAGTCTTTCGAGTTCCAGTTTGAAGAGGGGAGAACGGCATACGAGCCCCACCCATTGTGGAGTGCGGCCAAGTATCTCTGCAATCTCTTTCTGCTTGAGGCCGGACGAGGCAAGGAGGAGAACTTCTCGTATGATTGGAGTCACCTTCTTCACTTGCCACTGAGGATTTAAGGGTAAGCTCTCTTCGTCTTTCCTTGGCCTGCCCCGTCCTCTTCCTGTAGGTTCCATAGGTAAGGTATAGCATAGGATTTAGTGGCAGTCAAGGGCTTATATCTTCGGCGTCAGCTGAACCCATATTAAGCCATATTAGTCTCGAAGTGTAGTAGAAATTTGGAGGAGTCCTTTACTGGGGTGCGGGGTAGCGTGGGGGAAACGGAGCCCTGAGCTTGCACTTCGTGTTAATTTATCTCCTTTCTATTTATCTTCTAAACATGTGAAATCAGATAAATAGAAAGGAGGTGAGATAGATGCTCGTAATCGATGGTGTTGGTAAGGTCGGTTATCCCGTAATTGACCTAGAACTGGAAACGTCGGACATTCTGTTCGACGATGATGAACTCGAAATGCTACTAACTGAGGAGGATTAAACGGGTGAGGGGCTAATGTCCCTCGCCTTTCAATCTTTAACACTAACTAAAGGAGGTATGGAATGATTACAGAAAAGGAAACCACGAAGGTATTGGGATTCAAGACCAAGGAAAAACACTTAGCGTACAAATCGGCCAAGGTCAAGGATGAAACGATGGCCGACATGGTTGAGACAATCCCATATACGTGGGAACGGTACGAAACCAGCGACTTGGTGTCTAACGAGGACTGTATAATTGATAAGGAACTCTTCAAAAGCATGTTGGCGAAAGCCAATGTGCAAAGGAAGAGCGAGGCACGGTCGTCAGCGACCCGCGTATGGTATCAGCGGGTTGGCGATTATCGGGCCAGCAAGGGAGCGTCCCTGGAAGACAAGGCTGTCCGTGACCTGGTTAAACTTGGGATGAGCGAAGCTCAGGCCCGTAAAATCGTAAAGGAACTTGCGAATGCGAACCAGGGAGATTAAGGTTCGTATCCAAGACGGAGGTGGCCCAACTCGGGTCGCCTCCTCTAAACTGGCTCTGTTCACCAAGGAAGACTTGAAGGACAGGGCCGAAACAGTTGTTGCCATAGCGAATCTATACTTGGTATGGCAACATGAAAAAATAATCAGACGTCTGGCAGCGGGCGTCAAGGAGGTAGAGAATGAGCGATTTGATGATAAAGGATTTCAGTCTTGAAGGACTCTCCCACTTGTCGGAAGACGAGTGGGTCTGGGAACTGCGAGACCTTCTCGTAAGGGAAGGACTCGAGTGTCTAATTGAGAAACAGGAGGACATGATAAATGCACTCCTGTTTGAGACCGATATAACCTTCGATGCAATTCCAGAAAAGATAAGAGACCACGTGGCCGCTCGTGCAAGGGCGGCCCTAGTATTAAAGGATATACTAAAGGAGTTGCCATGAGGTGCAAGTACAGTAGGTATGAACTGGAGGATTTAGCAAAAATTGGGAATCCAGACAAAGCCAGAGTAAAAAAGCGGGACATCTTGATAACAGAGTTTACTCTGCTTGAGAAAAAGCTCAAACAGAAAATATCAGGACTTGGCAGAGCGGCAATGCTGTTCTGCGAGGAAAATATAACATTCGACCCGGAGGAGCTGGACACTGCGCAGGCAGCGTATGCGCAGGCGGTTCAAGCTTTGAGAATAAAAACTGAGAAACTCAGGGATGAATGATTTCGTAGGCAGGGCTCGAAAGGGCTCTGCCTATTTTTTTGACGCTTGCTTTTCTCGTGGGCCGACATCACCCGCCCGAGTGCAGCTTGCGAGTGCAGCTCTGCTTGTGGAGCGCCAGCTACCCCTAGCCCAGTTGTTTCCTCATACTCCCCCTCCCCAGGGCGGGATTTGTGAGTGTAGAATGCTATACTTCCTCCGCTCAAAGCATGAATTGTTGTATTGGTATGGGCTTCAAAAAGCTCAATGATTATCTATACTTACAAGTCGGTTAATAATAGCCGCCAAGGGCTTGAAATCATTGAAGAAAAGCCGCTAATATGGCTTAATATGTAGAATTTGTAGCACACACACAGTCGAGACCCCCCCC